GCTTACATGAAGCGTTGGCTCAATGACCCTGATAATCGTGCATTTCGCACAAGACCTGGAGAAGTTTAATGGATAGTAAGACCATTGGGATATTAGTCCCAACACGGGACTTTGTTAATTCTGGATTCGCATTTGACTTAGCTAGGCTAGTTGGATTTACTGTAGGTACAACAAATCACAAAGTAGTGATCTACACTAGCTCTGGCACATTGTTGTCAGCACAACGTCAGGATTTGGCTAGGGATGCTATTGAAGCTGAGTGTACCCATACCCTGTGGCTAGATAGCGATATGCGGTTCCCAAAAGATTCCATTATTCGCTTGTTAAAACACGATACAGGTATTGTCTGTGGAAACTATGCCAAACGTAGATTCCCGACAGAACCTATTGCGGTGAAAAAAAATACTCCAGATATGGATGCAACATTTATCAATAGGGTATATACTGAGGATGATTCAACTGGATTAGTTGAAGTAGACTACTGCGGAATGGGCGTAATGCTTGTTAAATCCGAAGTCTATAAATCTATGGAATATCCTTGGTTTGCTATCCCTTGGGTTCCTGCTGCGGAAGACTACATCGGTGAAGATGTCTGGTTTTGCCGCAGAGCCGCACAAAATGGGCATAAAACTTATGTTGACCAGGATCTTTCAAAAGAGATCCATCATATTGGTACATTTGAGTACAAACATGAACACACATTAATGTGTAGGGATGTAGAAAATGGCGCTTGATACTTTTGCAGGACTTAAAACGACAATAGCAGATTATCTCAATCGGGATGATCTGACTTCTGTTATTCCAAGTTTTATCACTCTTGCAGAAGCTAAGTTCAATCGTAAGTTGCGTGTAAGGCAAATGGTTAAACGTGCGACTGCCACTTTAGATACAGCGTTTTTTGCTTTTCCTGCAGATTTTTTACAGGCTAAAGAATTTCAACTTAACACAAGTCCTATCACATACTTAGAGTTTGTTACTGAAAAACAAGCTGATCTTGATAGGCAAAGCCAATACATTTCAACAGGAAAGCCTGTTAAATACACAATTGTTGGAACTCAATTAGAAGTTATACCAACACCAGATACAGAATATACTGGAGAGCTTACCTACTATGGTAAGATTTCTGCGTTAAGTGATTCAAACACAAGCAACTGGTTGTTAGCATACGCTCCAGACTTGTATCTCTATGGCTCTTTACTAGAAGCCACTCCATACTTAAAAGATGATGAACGTCTTGGCACATGGGGTCAACTCTATGCAGGTGTCATTAGTGATATTGAGGTTGCAGATCAAAGGGCTTCTGTTTCCTCAACACCAATTGTTCGTGCCCGTTCTTTGGGGTAAAAATGTCATCTTTTAACGATTACACAGAAAATCTAGTACTTACTTGGTTGTTTACAACTAGCTCTGCTACTCGTCCAACAGCTTGGTATGTTGGATTATTTACTGCTGCTCCAAGTGATACTGGCGGTGGCACAGAAGTCACAGGAAATGGTTATGCCCGTAAAGCAACAGGAACAATGACTGTTTCTGGTACTGCTCCTACTACAGCCACAAATAGCGCATCAATTGAATTTGATGCAGCTTCTGGTGGCAATTGGGGAACCATTGGTTGGGCGGCTATTTTTGATGCTTCTACTGGTGGCAATATGTTGGCATGGGCCGCATTAACTACAAACCGAACAATTAACGATGGCGATGTTTTCAGAATTCCTGCTGGAAGTCTGGATGTGACATTGACTTGATATGGCGGCATACGGATCTGGTTATTACGGAGGTGGAAATTACTCCTATGGAGTAACTCTTGGAGATGTCGTTTTTTCGGCCTCCAGTTCTGTAGTAATTAGTTCTGGAACTGTAGTTACTGGTGCAGTAACATTTGCAGCGCAAAGTGGCGTTTCAATTGGTTCTCAACAGTTAACAAATGGTGCTGTAACATTTAGTTGTGTATCAGGTGTTTCTGTTGACGCAGTAAGAGTAGCATTTGTATCTGCTACTGTTGCGTCAGAAGCAACGATGACTGTAGATTCATCGGTGATTTTGTCTGCAGAAGTTTCAATGGATGCTGTTAGTGATGCATCCATTTATGGTCAAAGAATTCAGAGTGCCTCAGTTCAATTTGATGCTACATCTAGCGCAAGTGTTTATGCGGTTATTAAGTGGCAGACGGAAACTGATATTTCTGAATCATGGACAGGTGTATCCGATAATTCACAAACGTGGAATGCGGCATCTGACACATCAAAATCTTGGGAAACAATTTCAGATCATAGCGAGTCTTGGTCTCAAATTTCTGATAATAGTCAATCTTGGCAAATTGCCGCATGAGGTAAAAAATGGCTGATACCACAACCACAAACTTAGGTCTTACCAAACCAGAGGTAGGCGCTTCTACAGATTCATGGGGAACTAAATTAAATACCGATTTAGATACCATTGATGCTTTGTTTGATGCTGGTCCAGTACTTAAAGTTGCCAAAGGTGGTACTGGTGGTGCTACAGCTACTGCTGCTAGAACAGCTCTAAGTGCCGCTAAATCTGGTGCTAATAGTGATATTACATCACTTACTGGTTTAACAACTGCGTTAGCTGCAGCTTATGGTGGTACTGGTTTAACTGCAGTAGGATCAAATGGAAATGTTCTAACCTCAAATGGTACTGCGTGGGTTTCACAAACTCCTACTGCGCAGGTTTATCCTGGCTCTGGGATTGCAAATTCAACTGGTTCAGCTTGGGGTACTTCATACTCAACAACTGGTTCTGGTACTGTTGTTGCTCTTGCTACTACCCCAACTTTTATTGGCACAAGAGAGACAAGAGTAACAATGGGTGCAAGTGATCTTAACTTGGCAACTGGTAACTATTTTACTCGTACTATTTCTGGAAACACTACATTGACTGTTTCCAATGTCCCAACAAGTGGTGTTGCTGTTTCTGCTATTCTTGATCTTACAAATGGCGGTTCTGCAACTATCACTTGGTGGAGTGGAACGAAATGGGCATCAGGTTCTGCTCCGATTCTTACAACATCAGGGCGTGATGTTTTAGGTTTCTTTACCCACGATGGTGGCACTACATGGACAGGCTTACTTTTGGGTAAGGATGTTAAATGACAACTCGTGATGTTTTATTAGCGGCTGGTTCATCCAACCTTGCACCTAAAGCATTAGCATTGGCGATAGATGAATCTCCTTTTATTGTTGCTTACTCTTGGAATTCTGGTGGATTTAAAGGTAAGTTTTCAAATCCTGCTACATTGCCTCCAGGAACTACTGGCAATGCAGTAGCTTTTACTCCTGATAACTCAGCAGTAATTGTTGCAACTGGAACTGGATCAAATGCATTTGATGCTTATGCTTGGTCTGCATCTGGATTTGGATCAAGATTTTCTAATCCTGCAACAATGCCATCTAGTGGATCTGCAGACTCTATATCAATTTCAAAAGATGGACTTTATGTAGCTTTTGGTTTACAAGTAACACCTTTTATATTTGTTTATCCTTGGAGTGGTTCTGGGTTTGGAACTAAATATTCTAATCCTGCATCAATTCCAACAAATAGAGTTAATGGAATATCATTCAGTCCAAGCAATGATGCAATTGTTACAGCTGGAGATACTTCTGGTTTTATTAATGCATGGAAATGGTCTAGCTCTGGATTTGGAACAAAATATACATCACCAAGTCTTGGCGACAATGGTAATGGTGTAGCGTTTAGTCCAGATGGAAATTCAATTGCCTTTGCCAAAGATACATCTCCAACAGTTTCAGTTTATCCTTGGACTTTTGCATCTGGGTTTGGAACTAGATTTTCAAATCCTGCTACATTGCCAGCAGGATCAGTAGCTAATTGTGTGGCCTTTAATAAAAATAATACAGCTCTTGCTGTTGGTGGAAATGTTAGTCCATTTATTCAAGTTTATCCTTGGGATGGAACAACTGGATTTGGCACTAAGTTCGCAAACCCAACAATATTGCCAGAAGGTACTGTTCAATCTTGTGAATTTAGTGCAGATAATGCAAATCTTGCACTAGGTATGAGTGCTTCTCCATATATAAATGTTTACTCATGGTCATCATCTGGTTTTGGTGATAAATATGCAGCACCCGCATATACACCTTCAATTACAAGTGGTGTAGCGTGGTCTACTGTTGGCGACACAGTATCTACTCAAAAATACATTGCGGTAGGACATGGATCATCTCCATATATAACAACATACGCATATGGCGATGATTTTGGTGCAAAAATTAGTAACCCTGCAACAGCATTAACTTCAGCAGTAAATGGCGTTGCTTTTAGTGCAACTGGAGACAATATTGCAGTAGTAAATGGATCTACTCCATATATTCATGCATATCCTTGGACTAAATCTGGTTTTGGAACTAAATACTCTAATCCTGCTACTGCATTGGCAGGGGCTGGAGATGGTGTTGCATTTAGTCCTGATGGGGCTACAGTTATAGCTGCTCATGCAACAACACCTTTTGTTTCTGCCTATCCATTCTCTGGTTCGGGTTTTGGCACAAAATATTCTAATCCTGCCACTCTTCCAACTGGTGCTGGTAATGCAGTTGCATTCAGTCCTAGTGGAAATGATGTTGCAGTTGCGCACGATACAACACCATATATTTCTATTTACCCTTGGTCAGGATCAGGTTTTGGTACTAAATACACAAATCCTGCCACTTTGCCTACTGGAAATGGTACAGGTGTAGCTTTTAGTCCAAATGGTTCAAATGTTGCTATATCGCATACAACAACTCCATTTATTACTGCCTATCCTTGGTCTGGTTCTGGTTTTGGAACTAAGTTTACTAATCCTGCTACTTTGCCAACTGGAAATGCTAGTGGCGTTGCATTTAATTCAACCAGTACAGCCCTTGCTATTTCTCATGCAACAACTCCATTTGTAACAATTTACCCTTGGAGTGGTTCTGGATTCGGTACTAAGTTTGCCAATCCAACAACAGTTCCTGCATCAACAGGTAATGGTGTAGCCTTTAGTACAGATAGCTCATCTGTTGCAGTTGCACACAACACAACTCCGTTTATTAGTGCTTATGCTTGGTCTGGATCAGGTTTTGGTACAAAATATGTAAATCCTTGGACGCTACCTGCTGCCGCTGGAAATTGTGTTGCAACTACATCAATAACTGTTTAAACAAAGGAAAATTAATGAGTCAAGAAAAAGACACTCCAAAAACACGAGAAGAAGTTCTTTCTTTATCTTTGGAGGCTCGTATTCAAGAAGTGATGCACTATCAAATCAACATTGATAACTACACTATTGCACTTGAGCAAATTTCAAAACTGCCATCTGATGAGCAGACTGAATTGTCAGAATTTATTCAACAATTGACTTCATTGCTTGCTTCAGAGAAATTAGAGCAGAAAAAAGCAAAGATCATGTTAAATGTTCTTAAACAACAAATGGAGTAAAAAATGTTTGCAAAAATTACCAATCAGGCCATCGAGAAATATCCATACTCAATCGGTGATCTGAGAAAAGCAAATCCAAATGTAAGTTTTAGCGCATATCCATCTGATGATGATTTGCGTGAATATGGAATGGAGCGTGTGTTTTTTAGCACACAACCATCGCACTCACAGACGCAAGTTCTGGAAGAGTCAGCGCCAACATTTAATAATGAATCCCAACGATGGGAACAAGTTTGGAATGTTCGTGAAATGACTTCATCTGAAATGCAAGACTTGTTATCAGAGCAATCTAATGCTGTAAGACAAGAGCGTAATCAAAAGTTGCTTGCTTCCGACTGGACGCAAGTTGATGATGCTCCTGTTAACAAGGCGGCTTGGGCTACATATCGTCAAGCATTGCGTGATATTACAAGCCAATCAGGATTTCCATTAACAGTTACATTTCCTGATGCACCATGAGCAACGTAAGCCACGAGCAAATCTATAATCGACTTTTGGCTGTTGAGGCCAAAGTAGATGAAATAGATAAAAACACTAAAGGTCTTGTTGACGCTATCAATGCTGCAAATGGAGCCGTTAGGGTTTTGAATTGGATTGCATCAATTGCTCAACCAGTCTTGTGGATTGGTGGATTAATCGTTGCTGCAGGCGCTGTTTGGCAGACTTGGATTAAAAAGTAATGGCTAATGTCAAACAACAACTAGATATTCCTGCTATACCTTATTTAGGTACTTCTGGACCTTCTTATTCTCAAAATGTCCAAAATCAAAACAATGGACTATTGAGGTTGTTTTTTGCCAAACTAACTAATTCAATACAGTCTTTAACTGGCCCAATGGGTGGTAAGTATTTAAATATACCTTATGGTGCATTTCAAAGCACTGTAGACCAGACGGCTGCAGCGGCTAATACAGCTTATGCCATGACATTAAATACTACAGATTATGCCAATGGTGTAAGTGTAGCAAGCAGTTCAAGAATTACAGTTGCTGAAGCTGGTATCTGGAATTTGCAATGGTCAGGACAGTTTCAGAATACAGATGCACAAGATCACGATGTAAGAGTTTGGCTTAAGATAAATGGTACTGTCGTAACAGGTTCAACTGGTTTTTTTGCAATCCCTAGTAAGCATGGATCTGTCGATGGTCATTCTTTAACTGGATGGAATTACTTTTTAAGTTTGAATACAAATGATTATGTAGAATTATGGTGGGAAACTGATAACACTCTGGTAAGTATTCAAGCTTATCCAGCATCAGGCAATTATCCCTCAACAGCATCACTAATTGCTACAATTAGCTTTGTGTCTAACCTACCTACATGATAGACTAAAACATGGCTTACATTCCACTTCAAATCCCCCCTGGCGTATACAAGAATGGTACTGAGTATCAATCTAAAGGCAGATGGAACAATTCAAATTTAATACGTTGGTTTGAGGGTACTTTACGTCCAATAGGTGGATGGAGAAAGCGTTCAGAAACTCAACTATCTGGATTGGCTAGAGGTCTATTGACATGGAGAGACAATAACAACAATAGACGCATCGGAATTGGTACACATACAAATTTGTATACCATGAATGAAGGCGGCACATTAGTAGATATAACTCCAGCTGGATTTACTACTGGTGATGCCAATGCTATTCTTAAAATTGGTTATGGATATGGATCTTATGGCACTTCTGCGTATGGTGTTGCAAGACCAGATTTAGGATCTTATGTTCCTGCAACCACATGGTCAATGGATACTTGGGGTGAGTATTTAGTAGCTTGCTCATCAAAAGATGGGAAGTTACTCGAATGGCAGTTAAATACTGCTTCTGATGCTGCAGTTATTACGAATGCACCAACAAGTTGTACTGGTTTGATTGTCACTCAAGAACGATTCTTATTTGCTTTAGGTGCAAGTGGGAATCCACGTAAGATTGCATGGTGTGACCAAGAAAACAATACTATATGGACTCCTGCTGCCACTAATCAAGCAGGCGACTTTGAGTTGACAACAATTGGTTCACTAATGTGTGCCAAGCGTATTCGTGGTGCAACTATTTTGTTTACAGATGTAGATGTGCATACAGCCACATATATTGGCCCACCATTCATTTATAGTTTTGACAGAATTGGTAGTGGTTGTGGTGTTATTTCAAAACAGGCGGTAGCTGCAACTGATAACACTTGTATTTGGATGTCTAGTTCTGGATTTTGGACTTATGATGGATTTATTAAGCCATTAGTTTCTGATGTTTCTGACTATGTGTTTAATAATATCAATGTCTCTCAATCTTCAAAAGTCTATTGTGTCCACAATTCATCTTTTGGTGAAATTTGGTGGTTTTATCCAAGCTCAGGTTCAAATGAAGTAGATTCTTACGTTTCTTACAACTATCGTGAGAATCATTGGGCTATTGGAACTTTGGCAAGGACTTGTGGGACAGATCGTGGAATATTTTCAAACCCATTGATGGTTTCATCTGATAGCTATATTTATGAGCATGAAGTTGGATTTAACTACGATTCCAATACAATTTTTGCTGAATCAGGACCAATTGAGTTAGGTGTTGGTGATAGAACTATGAGTATTACTGGTCTTATTCCTGATGACAAAACATTGGGTGATGTGCAAGTTAAATTTAGTACAAAGTTTTATCCAGATGCTACTGAATATAACTATGGACCATATTCAATGGCAAATCCTACATCCATTAGATTAACTGGAAGACAAGTTTCTGCCAGAATTGAAGGTGTTAATTTAACTGATTGGCGAGTTGGTGTTATTAGATTTGATGGGAAACCTGGCAGTTTAAGATGATTGACTATGAAAAGTACAAAGTTAATGGTAAATTACCATTATGGGTTGTATCTTTTCAAAAAGTAGAAAAAATCTTACAACCTGCTTTAGAATACGATAACACTCATAATTTGCAGGACGTAGCCGACTGTATTGACAGTTGTACGATGCAATTATGGCCTAGTGAGAATAGCGCAGTTGTCACTCAGGTACAAAACTTTCCAAGAATGAAGGTTTTGCATATATTTTTGGCAGGTGGTAATCTAGGAGAACTAGAGACACTTACCCCCCATATTCAAAAGTTCGCTGAACACATGGGATGCCAAAAGATCACTCTTACAGGGCGTAGGGGATGGTCAAGAACTTTTGTATCCAAATTTAACATGAAGCCAACACATTATTGGCTATCTACGGAGGTGTAATTATGTCTGGTGGTTCAAGTAAACAAACATCGCAGCTTGACCCTGCAATGCGTGATGCGTTCTTAAATAACGTACAAAGATCACAAACAACTGCAGGTAACTTGCAAGCAAGGCAATTTGCAGATTTTAATCCTGATCAACAAGCGGGGTTTAATGTTGCCCGTCAATTTGCAGATCCACGGGGCGAGACTTTTACAGGCATGAGAGCTGCTTTTGATGTTGCAGGACAAGCAGCCAATTACAATCCTCAGAACGTACAAGCACAACGTATGCGTGGTGCTAATATTGATCCTGCGGCATTAGCTCAACAACGAGGTTACCAAGCAACTACTGGTCAAGCTGCATCCGCTGGTCAAGCCGCACAGTTTGGTGGCGCTTCAGCAGGTCAGGCTGCTCAAGCACAAGCGGCTCAACTAAATCGTAATGCAGTTCGTGATGTAAATGCGGAGCGTATTGCTGCAGAACGTATTGCATCAGATCGAGTAAGTGGTGCTAATGTAACTTCTGAAGCATTGGGACAAATTGCTCCTCAAGCCCGTGAAAATGTTCGTGATGTACAAGCTGGTTCGTTTTTGAATCAAAACATTCAGCAGTACATGAACCCATACACACAATCTGTAACTGAGCAAAGCTTAAAAGATTTAGAGCGTTCACGCCAGTTGCAACAACAACAGACATCTGCTCAAGCTACTGCTTCTAAAGCATTTGGTGGATCTCGTCAGGGTATTGCAGAGGCTGAAACTAATCGTGCATTTGGTGAGAATGCCGCACGACTGGCGGCTCAACAAAATGCCGCTGCTTATACTGCTGCTCAACAAGCATCCGAAGCTGATTTGTCTCGCCAAATGCAAGCACAACAATTAAATCAAGCACAAGATGCTGCAACTACACAACAATCTTTAAATCTGGCAGGACAGTTTGGTTTGGCTAATCAACAAGCTGCTCTTGAGGCTGCTCGTGCTAATCAAGCTACTGGCTTACAAGCAAGCCAAGCCAACCAAGCTACTGGTTTGCAATCAAACCTTGCAAATCAGAGCATGGATTTTAATGTTGGTCAAATGAACACGATGAACCAACAGGCCGCCAATTTAGCTAATGCTGCAGCGCAAAATCAAATGGGTCAATTTAATGCTGCAAACCAACAACAAGCTGGATTATCTAATGTTGCGGCTCGTAACCAAATGAGCCAGTTTAATGCTGGTAATCAACAAGCCATGAATCTTGCTAACATGGGTGCTCAGAATCAAGCTAGTCAGTTTGGTGCTTCTGCATTTAATCAGGCAGGTTTGGCTAATCAAGCGGCTATTAATACTCGTGCTTCACAGCAAGCTAATCTAAATCAACAAGCAGGTTTAGCTAATCAGCAAAACTTCTTGCAAGCTAATTTGGCTAACCAACAAGCAGGTTTGACTGCTAACCAACAGCGTCTTGGCGCTTCTGGTCAGATGGCTAATATTGCTCAAGGTGGTCAACAGATGGGTTTTGCTGGCGCTCAAGCGTTGTCAAACATTGGAAATCAACAACAACAGTTCTCACAACAACAGTTGGATGCCATCCGCAACCTGCCGTTGGAGCAACAACAAATTATCAATCAAGCATTGGGACTCAATGTTGGTGGTGGTTCTGGTATGCAATCATCTTCTACTTCACGCCAAGGCTTGCTTGGTTTGTTGGGTATCTAAGGAGTCTATATGTTTAATCTTGGTTTGCTGTCTGATGCGGCACTTACTGGTCTTAGTGACGAAGAGAAGAGTAGCCTACAAAAGCAAGCTACTCAACAGTTCTTGCTTGGCTCTTTGTTAAGCAATGATCCTGCAATGGGTCTGAAGTCTGCCTACTCAGTACCAGATCAGTATTTGAGTGGACAACGTGCCATTTCTGAGATGCAAGAGAAAAGACGCCAACGTGGTGAAGTATCTAACTTCTTAGAGCAGTATGCTCCGACTCCAATGCAAGCGGGTCAACGTGCATTAGGTGCAGAAGGTCGTGGTCCTACAATAACTGCGGCTCAGAATCAACAAGCAATATTAAACGCTCCTATTGACTACACCAGAGCTTTGGCAGATTCTTTGCGCTTGTCAGGCAATCCTGCACAACCTCAGATTCGTGAAACATTAGCTGCGATGCAACCTAAATTCCAAGGTGATTTGCGTGTTGATGCGAGTGGTCGTGTAGTTGGTGCATTGCCAACACAGAAAGAAGGTATCCAGACTCAATTTAATCCTGCTACTGGACAGTATTCTGCCAACCCTGTGCAGAACTACATGATGTCTCAATTGATGACTCAGAAGCCAGAAGTATCTGCTAATACTATGCTAGGTGTTAATCCACAAGGCAATATTCAGCAGATGGCTATACCTGGTGCAACTGAAGCTATTGGTGCAATTGAAGGTGCCAAAGCAATGGCTCAAGCACAAGGTCAAGTTGAACAAGTTATTGGTGCAGATGGAAGAGCGTATTATGTTCCTAGATCTTCTCTTCTTACTCAGCCTCCTCGTGCTGGCGGTGCAGGAACTACTCCAACAGGTGGAGTATCTGGAGCAGTAGCAAAGATTTCTCCTGCTCAAGAGGCAGTAAATAAAGCCACTTCTGACCGATACAACGAGTTCACAAAGACATCTTTAGATGCCGCAATGACTGTTGGTGATCGTAAGACTTCTGCTGAGTTTTTATATAACGCTGCAGAACAACTTGACCCAAATAAACTTACAGAGTTTTTTGCTACGGGTGCGGCTTATATGAGAGCAATACCTGGTGTTGGCGATAAATTTGACTCATTGGTAGGCAATGTCAACTTGCTAAACAAGACACGATCTGAAGGTGTTTTGAAGGGCTTGAGAAACATTAAAGGCAATGCCAATGCGTTTGAGGGCGGTATTGTTGATAAGGCCACAACTGGCGTAACTGATCCTAAGTTTGTTACTAAGTATGTGTCTGCTTTGGAGATCGCTGCCGCAGATAAAG